CGCACTGCATCTTTCCAAGGGCGAACCCAGTTAGAGCCATGCTCATTCATCATTGAGATAACTGCGTGAGATACTTCGGTTAAAGCTTGTGTAGATTTATTCATTGTGCATCTCCCAGTACTACCTCTTTCAAAGCGTTTTCTGCTTCTTGTCTGGTATCAAAAGTGTCATGGAATGGAGAAAGCTCCCACTGGCCTACACCATTCTCGCAGCGCACAATTTCAGGTTTCTCATCTTCCGCGTCAGACCAATCAGAGTGATAATCTGGATCAATTGGTGCGATACCTGATACATGAACATTGTATTGCTCAAGAATATCTTGATGGGCTTTAACTGCCTCATCTTTACTCCAAGAAATCTGCCAGTGGTCTTTCAAATAAATTGGATTATCTGAATCTCCCCACTGTTGGTCAGGTTCACCAGTGCTGCTTCTAGAAGTATAAAATACTACCCAAATCATGTTAGCTTCCCCCCATTAATAGCTGCTTGAGTTCTGCAACGCTTCGCATACTCACAATGGATAAACGAGCTAGTGTAATGTTAGTGGAGTCGAATAGATGAATGATTTCATCATCAGTCATTTGTTGAAATATTGTATTGTTCATAGTTAGTCACCTTGTTAGTTGCTATGTTTTTACAAACTGTTACCAGTTGTGTTCTTAGGTCTATTCGAAAACATTAGCTAGTGTCAAACTATTTTTTACAAAAAAAAAGATCCCGAAGGATCTTTAAAGTGTTTTACCATAAAAATAAGGCTATGGGTCTACTTGTATTATTGGATCATAGCCATGCTCATGAGGCTCTTTATCCGTATTAACAATAAAGGTAGCTCCCAATTTAGGGGAAAACATCAGTGTTTTACTTTTATTGTGTTCTTCTACTTTGGCTGCAATATCTTTGATATCGTTGGCTAATTGTACTGCATCGTTTGAGTTTAATTTGTACATGTAAACATGGTTTCCCCTCAGTACTTGTGTCAAAGTTAAAATTACTTGCGCGTCAAATCATTATACAACAGATTTTAGTCGCAATTCACTATTAGTACAAAAACATAATCTATGTGTCTATAGTAGAAATTTATTTTTTTATAAAAAACTTTTAAAAAATGTTTTTAGCGGTTTAAAACACTGCTTAAAGTTTTGTTTGACATACTATTAAATATCTATACGTTGTTTTTTATCGGGAGTGACTGCCCGACGTAAACGTAAAAACTATAGGAAATGAAAAAATGAAAATTGAAAGAAATATAAAAAAATACAGAATGAAAACAAAACAAGCTTTACTTAATATGAAAGCGCATTGTGCAAGCGATCAATTTATAAAAGAGTGTAGACAAGCCGCATATGATAGAATTGATCAGGCTATTAATAAAGATGGCTCTTTAAACTGGTCAAAGCTTCCCAATCTAATTGGTCAAAATACTAAGATTAAAAAAGACGTTACTAATTCCAAAAACGATTTAGAAATTTGGGGATTAAGTTTAGCGCCACATTTTATAAGCGGCTTTAATACTTGCAACGGCTTGTCATTAGGATGCGCTGAAGCTTGTCTTATGTTTACTGGCATGGGTCAAAAATTCATGGTCGCTAGTGATGGTCAACACAAGGTCGCAATTGCCAGAATAATTCGAACGATCTTATGGTTTAAATATCGGGATCAATTCAAAGCAAAACTACTAAAAGAAATTACCGCTAAGAGTAAAGCTTTAAGAGCTAAAAAAATAGATATGGCATTTCGTCCAAATGTTTTTAGCGAGGTAAAATTTGAAAAGCTTTTTACTGAATTATTTATTTTGTGCAAATATCTAAAAATACAGGTTTATGACTATGTAAAAGATATTAATCGAATTGTAGAAAATCCGTTTAAAAATTTCTACAATATGACCTTCAGTCTATCCGAAAATAACGCTCTATTTATTCCAACGGCTTTAAAGCATGGATCAAATATTGCCGTTGTTACTGATATTCCCACAAATAAGAATAAAGATAAAAAGAATTATAAATATTCCGTACCTGAAAAGCTTTCAATATCCGGCATAGAGCTATCGACTATAGATGGTGATCAACACGACGCCAGGCATTTAGATAATAAAAGAAATGCTTTTGTTATTCTTAGGGGAAAAGGTCAAACAATCCGAAAAGATAAGACTAATTTTATGGTCAATGTATTTGATCGAGCGGCTTAGTTTTGGCGGCTTTTTACCAAATATTCGGCTTTGTCGCGTTTTGGTGGTGGATATTGGATCTCTTTATTTGACCACCAAAAAAATCAATCAACTAAATTAAGGAAGTAATAAAATGAACCATACTTTTCCAACAGCAAAAAACAAAACAAGAGCAAAACGACGTTTGAAAGCATTAGATAAAAGGGAAGCAATTTTAATTAAACAAATTAAAGTATATGAAAAGCAAATAGCCGCTTATGAAAAAGATATTGAAAACATTTTTGATAAAATGACGGCTATTTATTTAGATCAGAATAATTATGTTTGATTTTATTGGCGATATAATCGGCGCTGTATCTCTATTCATAATATTATTTGGATTGTTATTCTTGCCGCTCTTATTCTAAATAGATCGATCTGCTAACAACTATTAAAGCCGTTCATTCCAGAGCGGCTTTTTTTATGTCCAATTACTTTTAAAGCAAGCAATATAAAAGCCGTCCAGCAATGGTGTTTTATCTTATGGTATTAAAACTCATTAGTAAGCTTTAACCCTATCCAGCGGCTTTTATATTGGCTCTTAGAGTATGGATCTAGAGATATGGATACACAAAAGCTTCCCCAGCTCTTACTATATTTTTTTATCAAGTAATTATTTTTGGTGATTTTCCCGCTTAAAAAATTAAACATTAAGAAATGTTTTTCTTTTATTTTCTTTTATTATTTATTTAAGCTTTATTTTTATAGCTATTCTTTTGGTTAACCTATTACCGAAGCATTAACAGTTTATTTAATTCTTTATTTTTATCTATATATATCAATTACTTATTTGATCGATAAAAATTTTTTGAGGGAGGACGAGCGCCACCCCCCACCCCTACCGTTATCGTATACCACCCAGACATATTTTGGGAAAATTAGAACCGTAAACAGCCCCTGTCTGGTTAAGTCGATTATAAATATGTAAACATACTACATGTATGTTGTTTTACTTGACACTTAACTAAATATTAGGTACTATGTAGTTATTGTTTTTATAGTTTAAGGCGAAGCATGAATAAATCTCCCGATTATGGGCAGGATTTAAATCTAGAAGTACCATTATTTATAGATACTGATTTAGAAGTGGACGAGCATGGAGTCCTGAATCTAAAATTGTTTATTTATACAGATGAATCTGGCGATAGTCCTCAGACCCTAAATTTACCCTTCTATCGAATGACTGATTACATTGTAGAAAGTCACGATGAAGATCAAGATTACCAGCAACTTTACTCTATAGCCAATGAATTGGTTAAGGAGTCGGAGCGTATTAGAGAAGTAGCAGAGCGCATAGAGAATAGTACTTCTGCAGTAGCTGATTTATTTAACACGGCGCATGTCTCACCAATATGATCTCTTCCTAAAAGAAGAAGATCTACCTGACCCCCCTTCTCTCAAGCAGTGTAACGGCTGTGGTAAGCATTTACCTGTAGAGGAGTTTGGAGTTTACCAGCCTAAACAAGGCAAAGCTTGGGAGGAAGGTCTAAGACGAGCCTCTTGCAAGGTATGCCACTCAGAGGGTGAGAAGGTTTGTAGGGATTGGAGAAAGAGAAATCCTCTCCCTCAAGACTTTAGCTGCCCTATTTGTAATATGTCTCATGGTGATTTTAAGGCGGCTGGAAGATACCTGTGTAGATCTCCCTTTGCCGTAGACCACTGCCATAAAACGATGACTGTGAGGGGATGGGTATGCAACCCTTGTAACAGTTCGATGGGGTTTATTAAGGATGATATTCAGGCGGTAAGTAATATGCTTGAATTCCTTAAAAAGGACCATAATGCATAGCGGATATACCCATTAGCTAACTACTCCGGAAGTCCTAATTTTGATATAATGTAACTACATATTAGGAGTTATATTATGTTCACTAAAATCTACGATAAAATCATTAAAATACAAAACAGAAGAGCCGCCTACTGGCAGCTACATAACCTAACAGACCAACAACTAAAAGATATTGGTATAAATCGAGGAGATATATTTAGAATAGCCTACAAAGACCAATAGCGTGAAGCATCTAGGCTATCTCTTTATTATATTACTTTTGATGGATTTGTCTGAGGGCGGTAGAGGACTTAGAGTATTATACTATAAGCCTACTTCTACTACTACTATATAGTATATCCCCTCAAGCGACAATTCATTATACCAATAAAACACTACTTCGTCAATAATAAAGTGTTTTTTTAAACAATAATAAAGTGATTGCCTTTTCTATCAATAAATGTTACAATGTATGGATTAGGCATTCTTTTTGGAGTGCTTATGAAAAGTCTTAATCTCTACTACATTAGAGCCGCCATCGAAGCGAAAACAGGCCAACGGCTAGATTTCCCCACTATTAGAAGACTCCTAGTAGAAGAGAAGCTTATTACCAAAAAAGAATTAGATGCCAATCCAATGGCTCATAGATTCAGAGGCTATGGTGCTTACTTCTTCACAGAAGAGAACTCCGTAGAAATACCCCCAGAACCCCAACGATTTGTACCAACTTATTATATTGAGGAAGAGTTTGATGAATAAAAAATATGCGAATTGCGGAGCAAGCGTACCACCTGCAGGAAAGAAAGCCAAAATGTATGGCGGTGGCATGGCTATGAAGAAAAAGAAGAAGCCTTCCTATAACATGGGTGGCATGGCTGAGAAGAAGAAATCCGGAATGGTTGCAGGGAATATGGGGATTAAAAACCGTTAGCATCTAATGGGCTTTGGGGGGAGAGATAATGTTAGCGGAACTCGCTGCTTGTTCAGCCGCATATTCTACTATCAAGACCGCGATTTCTCAGGGCAGGGAACTTATAGATGTAGGTAAATCTGTAGGGGCGTTTGTATCTGCAGAAGAAGATTTAAAGGCCAAAGTCGAGAAGAAGAAGAATAGCGTATTCACTAAAGTCTTAGGAAAAGCTGGGGATGATTTTGAAGAGTTCCTAGCCTTGGACAAACTAAAGGAACAGAAGCGCGAATTAGAGTCTCATATGCGGCTTTATGCAAGACCTGGGATGTACGATGATTGGGTTGCCTACCAAGGGCAGATGCGAAAGCAGCGCAAGGAAGCCCTTAGAATAAAGCAGAAGGAAGCCGAAGAGCTTCGAGAAATGCTTACTTGGATATTCATTATCGTAGTCATCTGGGGCGGTATCTGTGGCACAGCTTATTGGTGGTTTTTTACTTAAATGTGGTTTCTAGTTTGGCTTCAATTTATGCATGGCGAGTTTGAGTACTACCATATCGCCACCTTTGGATCTGAAGAAGTATGTCAGGCAGAACTAGCTAAGTCCAAAGTCTTGATCACCAACTCAGCAAGTTCAGTGGAATGTTTTGAGGTCGATAGAAATGGCTAAGAAAAAGAAGAAGATTTCTGCAAGTCGAAAGTATGCCAACGGCACTACTTACAAAGACTCTACAGGAAAAACCCATAAGAGAACCTCTGCCAAAGGAACGAAGCGCGGAGATGCCTACTGCGCCAGAAGTTCAGGACAGAAGCAGACTGAGAAAGTCAAAGTCCGGCGTAAAGCTTGGGGCTGCAGAGGAAAGAAATCAGTGAGGTCATAATGGCAAAAGGTCAAAAACATTATTTTAGAGATGGTACTCTTCATACAGGCGGCTCTCATAAGATGCCTAATGGGGATCTGCACTCAGGTGCAAAGCATGGCAAGACAAGTAAGAAGCTGTTTCATTTTAAAGATCTTAGCGAAACGGCAAAGAAGAAAGCCAAAAAAGCCAAAGCATGAAACTCATCAGTCATGGGTCAAAGCACACCCTCTACGACGATCAAGGCTTTGTATTAATTATTACTAGAACAAAATCTATAGTCTTAAATTTTGTGGAAAAAAATAATGGCAGCAAAAAAGAAAAAGAAAAAAGACGCCTGTCACAGAAAAGTTGAAAGGGTCATGCCTAAAACGTCTGCATACAGGTCAGGGCATATAGTTCGTTGCCGCAAAGTCGGTGCTAAAAATTACAACATCGGCGGTAAGAAAAGTGGCAGCAAGAAAAAAAAGTAGTGGATCAAGCGATAGCCTAAATAAGTGGTTTAAACGAAACAAGGGCAAGGGATGGGTTAACTGTAAGACAGGTGGCCCTTGTGGACGTAAGTCTAAAAAAAGTGGTGGTAGCTATCCTGCTTGCCGCCCAACGATGGCTCAATGCAAAACTAAAAAAGGCAAAGCCGCGACTAAAAAGAAGACTTCATCCAAAAGAGTCAATTGGAAAAAGAAAGCCTAGTTAAATGATTTTAGGAGCCATACTAGCTTGTATGATGCCATACGACGCCACGACTTGCACAGTTGTTGCTTGGGAGAAGCAGATGTTCATGGACATAGCTTCTTGCCAACAAGAGATGACTAATTTTGCAGAATATACAGCAAATAATTTTCAAGTACTGGTTCGACCTTACTGTTTCAAATTACCAACTAATTCAATCTAAGGACTTAAAATGGATGATAGACTAGATCGTATCGAGACTAAGGTAGACAAGCTTTCAGAATGTATGATCGAAATGGTACGCATGGAAGAGCGCATGGTCACTGCGTTCAAGAGAATGGACAACATAGTTGAGTATCAGAAGAAAGCAGATGACAGGCTAGACGAAATGGAAAAGCAAGCCCTCGTTAGAGGACAGAAGATTGCTTTTGCTGAACGCATATTCTGGATGATTGCAACAGGCATCGTCGGCTTGTGCTTCGTATTTTTAAGGTAAAATAATGGAAGACACCAAAGTATTAACGGATAAGCAACAACTCTTTCTAGAAGTCCTTATGACGCCTGAGTGCAAGGGCAACATCCGACTAGCTATGAAAGAAGCAGGTTACGCAGATACGACAAGCCTATCGGCTGTTGTAGGACCGTTACAGAAAGAGATTAACGAGAAGGCATCTATGATGCTTGCTATGAATGCTCCTAAAGCCGCTTGGGGGCTTTCAGACGTTCTAGATAACCCAGAGGCAATGGGAGCCAGAAACTCTATTGCAGCGGCTGCACAGATACTGGATCGAACTGGGCTGGTTAAGAAAGAACAAGTAGAAGTGAATAATACAGGCGGTGCTATGTTTATCCTACCACCGAAGAGCGAAGATTGAGCAAGTGGCCTAACCGCACAAGACCTAACAAGACTGCCAAGATGCCTTATGCTTACATAGCCTCTGAGGACGATCCTCTGGTGCTTGTTCCTGATCAGGAGAAGGTGGACCTAGTAGAACAAGCTATGGACTATCTGGAGGAAGGAAATAGCTCTAGAAAGGTCACTGCTTGGTTAGTTAGTAAGACCGGAGATAAGCTTTCCCATCAGGGTCTAAACCTAATCTGGAATAGGTTCAGGGGCAAAGGTACAGAGAACCCCTCTAAGCGTCTAAAAGAGATGGCTAAGACAAGGCGCAAGAACAAACCGAAGACAATAGAAGAAAAGAAATTAGCGATAGCAAAACGTAAGCAGACAGATGCTAAACGTAGACTGACTATGGCTAAGAAAGATCTTAATAAATTATCGCCTGAAGAGCCTACGATTTCTTGCAGCCTTGATTTTGATGTGATAGATAAACAAAAGCAGGAACAGGAAGTCATATTCGCCCCCAACGAGGGTCCACAGACAGAGTTCTTAGCAGCATCCGAAAGAGAAGTTTTATATGGTGGAGCCGCTGGTGGCGGTAAGAGCTACGGCCTACTAGCAGACCCCATGCGTTACTTCTCAAACGCTAATTTTAATGGGCTTATTCTTCGTAGAACTAATGACGAACTTAGAGAGCTTATTTGGAAATCTCAGGAACTATACCCCAGAGC